AGCGATGATACCACCGGCATGACGCCAACTACAGCTCCAACGTTTCTCAGTTAATAGTGGCCAAACATCATTCTTAGTAAAGTCATTATTGCACAATGCCGCATACAAGTGCTGTGCATAAGTATCGTCACCTTTTACTTTATCAAGAATCCACTGAGTGGATCGCAAATCGTACTCCATGTTGTCGGTCTGCCATTCGATTGATGCTTCTAACTCTGCTTTCTGTTGGGCATGACTTTTGTAAAAATCAATCATATCCTCAGCCTCTTCGGCGGTTTTTCTACCCTCTTCAACTGCCTTGAGTTGATTTTCAATACTAAACGATCCTCGTTCTGGACTTTTACTAAGTAACATATTATTTTGACCTTGTATTAGAATAGAAAACATGGTTACCAATTTTAGCTACTTGCTTATATGGCCATAATGGATCAATGTATATTGAGTGGAAGAACAATGCTGTCTTTGGAATAACATTCTTATACATTCCCATAATCATAACTTCATATGCCACAGCTTCAGCTTGCTTATACTTTAAACTGTCTTTATTTGGATCAATTGCATTAGCACATACCCAACTAAACTGACATACTGTATTTTGTTTTACCAGTGTTTTTTGATAGATAACTTTGCACGGGGTTTCAGCAAAACCTTGGTTGACTCTATTCAATACAACTCTTGCAATTGCCGCTTGTCCAGAACGAATTTCTGAACCAGCTTCATAATATATATTCTTTGCCATGCATGCCAATTGTCTTAACTGAGATTTTGTTAAGTTAATGGCGGTAGGTAATACATTAGTATTCATTGGTTGAGTTGGCAAAGGAAAAGCCATGATTGTAAAAAACATCATGGAGAATAGTATTATTTTATTTTTTAACGATAAAATCATAATTTCCTTTCTTCGTAGCAGTATACTACAAAGTTAATTTGTGACCAACAGTTTTGGTCACTGTACCCAACAGTCACAATTACATAGTACTACATTGTCAATAGCTTGTGGTACTGTATATTGTGAAGTTGGTAATGTACTTGATGCAACAACCGGAATTAGTTGTTTTGGTATCAAGTTTTGATAAGGTGATCCCGCTAGACTTCCGGGTACAACTGACATGCCTGTACTCATTGGTTGATTATTTATAATATACTTTTGAGTAGTAGTGTTAACATAACCCAATGCATTATTGGGGTATGCAGGTGCAGAATTTGCTAGTACACCATTACCAATCCATTCAAATTGTTGTTCGGGTGGTATAGTAGCTGATATGTTGTCATCCAATGGTATGCCTGCAATATTCAATCTTGTTTGATTTCTTGAGGATCTCATTAGTCCTATAATACTTTGTCCAGTAACATTGGATACATCACTTATAGCTTCCAATGTTTGTGCTGCCATATTTGGGAATGTGTCGGCTGCAAACTTAGAAGTAATAGTATCTACAAAACTATATATGACATTTGGATATGAATTAATAGTAAGTCTAGGTGAGGGTAATGTGTTATATCCCATAACTCTAGCCTGTTGTTCTATGCCTAATTGTGTTCCTGTGTTAGACCATAGTGTGTTTAAATCTGCCGACTGTGTTGGATACTTTGAAAGTATATTGGCTATCTCACTATTAGCAAAATCAATCTGTGCTTGTATTTGAACATCGCCACCTGTCTGTGTGGCAGTATATAAATTATCATATATAGTAGCTAGTGCAGATGTTTGTAACTGTTGTATGCTAGTTTGTATTTGCATCCAAGGATAAGGTAAACCTGACATACATCCAAAGAAATTACTATAAGTATATGTACCATATGGCCCACTACCTATAGCAATCATAGAAAGACCATTTTGTGCTTGGTCAGTATTGGTAGGCAGATTAGTACCATTGATTAGATTTAAGTTTTGCGTAGTCTCAATTGAATTGACTACTTGTGCAAACTTCTCTATAGGAACATTACTAATATTCTTTATCTGTTGCATAGACATACTAAATGCACCGCTAGCAGTAGCTATGTCTGATGGTAGTATATTATACAAATAGCTACCAAATCCTTTAGGTAAAGCTTGTATAGTTGTAGTTGTACTAGCACTAGTACTTGGTGTACCAGGTGGAATGATAGTTCCAATCTGATCCATTATTGCAGGACTAGTCAGTGCCGCAGTAACAGAATTGTCTGTGTATATCGTGTAATATGTTTTGCTATTAGTTGGCAAATTTAATACAGCGTTATAAACTGGAACAGTGATTGACTGATAACTATTAGGGAACAGTTTCTTTACATTTAATAAATCAGCTAATGTGTTAAGTCCAACAGTATTACAATTTAATGGTATTAATATCTGTGCTAAGTCAACACCAGTGATTATTAAAAATGCAGCATAGATTTTCTGTTGCTGGCTAGTAGTAACACGAACATTGTTTGAAACCTGATCAATATCAACATTAGTCAATCCAGTTGCTAATAATGCTAATGTTAGTGATGGTGTTATAGCATTATACCTTTTTAATGTTGCTAATAGATTAGAGGGAAAACCAAATGTACTAATTGTAGATAGGTCTAATGCTTTGCCTAAATTAATTAAATCTTGACCAAATTCAAATGTTGATAAACTTACACCTGATACATCACTAGATATCAAGTCATCCATGTTACTGTATGTACCTTGCAAGAATGACAATGAATTCTGCATACTCATAATAGCACTATTTGAAGTGTCTATGAATGCTGATGCTGATATAAAGCTACCTAAGAAGTCAGTATATTTACCATCAATACTTAAAGTACTATTGTAATTAAATTCGTCATATGCTTGCCATGGGAATAATCTAACATATCCATAACTTGCAATTTGACCTGTGTAACTAGCTCCGCCCCAACCAGGACTACCTGTATAAGTATAGCTAGGTGGTATCGTATTTCCAAGTGCAGGAATAGTTGTTCTACCTATACTAATCAAATTACTATAAGTTGTACTTGTGATATCACCATTGTTAAATAATACCCATCCTGCACGAATAGCGGAGGTTAATTTATTTAAAACAGTTTCTGATATTAGACTACCATATGTATAATTGTCTATTGCTGTACTTGAGCCAACATAGCCAGCAGTAGTTTGGTTAATAGCTAAACCTTGTGTTGCTAATAATCCACTAAGTGCATTAACACCTAATGGACTTTGTTTTCCAGTATTACTCATGGTACGAACACATCCTCACTACCTTGTACAATAGAATGACCGCAGCTATTACCTGACCCCACTCTAAGAACTTGACTACCTTCAGCAAATACTGTTGGACTTGCATCAGTTGTATGTGCTGCTTGGTGCGGTGGATGACTACTACGGTTCCAGGGTGCATGCGGAGTCATTTGACTATCATGTAAGCCGACTGGGATTCCGTTACAAAAAACCGTTGCGGCACCACGCATAATTGCGCCACCTTCTTGATTTGTATCACCCAATCTGCTTAGTCCTGCCATATTATCCCAAGATTAGTTTTTTATCCGGTACCTTAATACCAGTTGTTGCTTCTAAATACTTCATTCTGATGCTATCATCAGTTTCAGCATAAATGGCAATACTATTAGTATTTAGCTTAAATGTACCCTTCGGATCTGCTGTAAATACGCTAGGAATCATTTGCATGCCTTGCTGAGAAGGAGCAATAGATACAGGTTCTTCAATTTGAATGTAATCGTTTGTTGTTTCAATTACCTTTGTAATTAGTTCTTCACCTGAGTTAAGTTTAAGTGTATATACTGTATTTGGTTCTAATTGCATTATGCGCTTTCTGTTAATTTTTGTTTGAGTTCATTAAACCCACCCACAAGTTCTCCGTCTAAAAAGATTTGTGGAACTGTTCTGGCTGTTGGTACAGCTTCTAATAATTCTTCTTTAGTGTATCCATCACCGATTTTCTTTTCTTCAAATGGAATACCTTTTTGAGTTAGTAGTGCCTTTGCTTGTTCGCAATAAGGACAGTGGTAGCGTGACCAAATAATTGCTTTCATATTTTTCTCCTTCAATAATTGTAACATGAAAATCCATATTTGTTAACATATATGGACTAAATAGTAGTGTAGTTCGCGGAACTGGAATTCCCAACTACTCTAACGCTTTAAAGGAGCAATCAGCATGTCTATTTATTACGTATACGCCTATCT